CCCCTGTATATCTTCTACCTAAGACAGGAGCACCGTCACTGCCTTTTACATCCATCTCATACCACTCAAAGCCATCGCCAGCATATACACCATTCCTAGTAACCTGACCATAAGATTCAAACTTTGTTTTTTCTCTGGTTACAGGATCTGTATATGTAGAAACTTTACCTGTTGTAGGAGCTATCACTTCTGCCTCTGTTGGTAGCTTTGTTTCTGATTGATCCATGCCCATTATCTCAGGGTCACCAGAAGAAATAACTCCTTCAGTAGGTGTTATATTTTTAGTAATATCACCTTCAAAGTCGTACACCTCACCAGCTTCAATATCCATCTTCATAGCTACTTCTTTTGCTTTTACTTCATCGTCAGTCTCTGGGAAGAACTCATTTTTTAGTGCTCCATATACACGTGTAATCAGACCAGGTTTACCTTTCTTGGATGCCTCTAATAAACCTTCAAGAACGGCTCTATCTGCTGTAGATGTTTCTTCTGCTGCAATCCTACGTTCTATTTCTTTGTCTAATCTTCTAGCACTATCCATCATAGCACCCTTAACAAATAGACCTAGTAAAGGATTAATAGCACCTGCACCAAATGCTATTGCTGTAGATTTGGCCGAGTTTTGATCTTCTAACATCTTAGCAATATCGTCTGTAGTAAGCTCTTTATAATTTATAGGATCTGGTGCTGGCATTGGTCTTGAGCTTCTGTCGCGTCCACTAGGAGTTACAACCTGTGGTTCTGGTTGTGCTGTAGTAGTAGCAGTAGAGGTTGTAGTATCTGTAGTAGTAGTCTCAGCTTGTAGTGTATATCCAGGAGGTATAGACGTTTGAGGGTTACCATCAATAAATGTAATATAGATAGTGTGTCCAGCCTCGTTAACATATGTACGTACTTCTACACTAGGTGTACTAGCTGCTGATTCATATCCTGCACTAATACCTTCACTACCTAAGCCCAGAGCACCTGCAGTAGCATAACCCTCATCTCCAGGAGAAAGAGCATACCCACCATCAGCCATTGCCATAGGCTCACCATCATCTTCAAAATCTAGTTCAGATATATCAAACATCATATCCATATCAGGTTCGTCTACAGGTTCACCACCAATACGTCCGTTCTCAGCCATATCTTGATACCCAAACTTAGCTTTAGCTCGTAAGTTTTCAAAGAACCTAACACCGTAGAAGCGTACTACGTCAGCAGGTACGACATATTCACCTTCACTTAGTTGTGCAGGTATATCGTCACGAACCTCTTTTGCAGTAGAACCTATGGGAACTTCGTTTCCTGACACAGGGTCAATACCTTGAGTGTTGTCTGGTACTGTATCTAAGTCTACGCTACCGCCCAGTGCGAAAGCTGTTTTTGTTTGTTCATCCATTATTGTGCCACCTTCTGCATAGCCTTTGTTGGGTAGTTTATGTACAGTAACTCCTGCTGCACCTAACTTATTATTAGTAATATCAAAACCTTCACCCAATGTTTCTTGTATATATAATTTTAGTTCTGGTTGTGTAAAACCTTTTTGATATGTGTCTTTTGTAGTAATAATAGACATCTCTTCTGGGCCAGGTTTACCTCTTGCAGACATAACATCTCTACCTCTAGTAGTAATAACAGCCCTACCATCTGGTTCTAAAATACGGCCTATGTCTTTTACTATTGTATCTCTTACATCTTTAGGTACTACATTAAGCACATTTAGGTTAGTTAATTTTTTGTAGGACTCAGAGGGTATATCAGAAGGATCTGTAAAGTCAGGGTTAAAATCTTTTTTAGGAAAAGGTTCGTACGTATCAAAGTCTAATTCTTTTTTAGATAAACCTAAACCTGCACCAAAATCTAATGTCTTACCATCTCCTGCTAATTCTGTTAGAAGATTATCAGCTTTCTTATAAGTGGGTAGTGTTCCTGCTATTTGAGTACGTGCTGAGTTTTCTGCAGGAGGTAAGTCTGTACTCGAAACTTTTTTAGTTTTGCTAGGTACTACTTTAAAGTCTTTACTTCTTACTCGATCTGATAATTCTGAATAAACTTGCATAGGCATAAACGTAGTATCACCTGCTCCTATACTATTTTCTTGTGCAACTTTTTCTAGCCTACGTGTAAAACCCTCACCAAAAGCAGGTTCATCCATAAGGTCAACAGCAGACTGTGTTACGGTTTTATCATATACACCTGCTGGTGTGTCTGAAATCATGTTTATCTGAGGTACACCTGTCTTAGATACACCATAATCTATTTTCTTTTTAGGTGTTGGTTTTACACGTTTAGCTACATCAAAAACTTCTTTAGCTCCAGTTTTAATAGCTTTAGCAGCGGCATCTCCTATTCCAGGAATAAGACCTACAATAGCAGCTCCACCTAAAGCACCAGCTAAATAATAGTTAGGCTTATCTTTTTTTAGTTCGTCATATACTTCCTTAGCAGCCATAGCATCACCAATAACAGGTGTCATACTAGCTACAAAGGTAGTTGCATCCTTTAAGGATACATCTGGAATACTAACCTGCAATGAATCTACATAATCACGCCATTGATCTGTAGTTCCACCTTGGAAAACATCTTCAGTTTGATTATCTAAGTCATCCATTTACTTTATCCCTCAAGTACTGTAGTTGTCGTAAAGCACGTATAGCACCCTGATGCCTGTATAGTTCAGCCGTATCTGTAACAGTTTCCATACTACGATGTTGTGTAGAGATACGCTCCTCTAACTCAGAGAGAAACGATTCCCACGATATCTGATTGTTTACAAAACTCTTAAGAGACATTGCCACTAAATCCTTGCTCGCCTGGAACTGGTGCTGTACCCATACCTATCTGTCCACCTCCACCGCCTGATGTGTCCTGTACGCCTCCCTGAGGTGTCTGTGGCGCTTGTTGGCCTCCCTCAGGTGCTGGTACACCCTCAGGTGCTTCTGGAGGCTGTGCTGGTTGCTGGAAGCCTTTGAGGATCTCAGCTTGGATAGCAGCATCAGCCATAGAGTTAGTAACCTTATCAGGATCAAGATCCATAGACTTAGCAATCTCACGTATAATATAATCCATCTTAGCAAAAGGAGCTAGTACTGGATTCTGTGCAACTTGTAAGAACTGCATTAAGCGCTGGGATCTTACTTCGTTAGCCATTAAGCTTTCTGTACCTGACGCTTGTACTTCTAAGTCACCACGTATTTGTTCATCAAAGTCAAACTGCATGTTGAAAGAGAAGAAAGCTTTACCTAAGGGGCGAAGCAAATAGTCATCCACGTTTTTAACTACTGTACGAATAGAACCGTTAGCAGCGGACATAAGCATACTAATACCTGAGGCTGTACGCCCAACGCCTGATACACCTGTTTGACCATGTGCAAAGCTAGGGAAGCCAGTACTCTCATCTGCTAGTACTCTTGCCTTATCAAAGAGTTGCATATTTTCTTGTGCAACATTTGGGAACTTAGTACCAAAGATAGCTTGTCCTGGTGCACCCCCAGCCCTGCGGAAGACCTTGCCCGGGTATACAGATAAGTCTTGTCCCGGTGTTAGGTTGGTCTCATCTACTTCTATAATAAGATTACCAGATAATGCAGCATTGTCAATAGCCATACGCATAAAGCCATTCATCAGTGTCTGTGTATCATCCATGTTCTCAGCAATACCTACACCAAAGAAGCTGTAAGGGTTATGCTCGTAAGGAACAGCATAGTAAGGGATACGTGTAGGTTTGAATGGGTTTAGTACAAATCGTAGTACTTCACCATTACATGTCCAAACATTACAGTTAACCTCATCTAAGTCTTTCAACTCGCTGGGTATCTTAACCCCATGCTCTTCAAGTAGTTGAATATCTACATAACCCCAGAACTCTAATACTTCCCAACGCTCAGAGGTTGGTTGTGTATCATCATCCTCCATAGTCATTTCCCAGTATTTCTGTATATAGTCAGCGCCTTTATCTACTGCCATCTGAACTGAGTCAGACATAAAGTAAGGACGACTTCTTAACGAGCGTAGCTGTGTACGTGACATCTTATGGCGTTCAACAGTATACTCTGCATCATTCATAGACTTAGCTTCTGGGTCTGGGTAGAAGTCCCAAGAAGATACATGGCTACACTCAGGTACTGTCTTGACTAATGGATCATACTCACCTTCATCATTCCAGTTAGGGTATTCTTTATCTACTGCGAAAGGACCTTTCATAACACCTGTGCCAAGTAGTGCCATCTCAAACGCCATAGAGCGTAGGTGTGTAGATGCACCTGATTCTTGCAGCTGGTCATGGATTTTCTTTTCCATCTTCTTAGCTGAGATCATAGCTGGGTGAAATGATACGGTAGCTGGTGTAGTTCCGTCGCCCTCAATAATCTTATCTGATACAGCTTCTAACTTACTGTTTAAACCACCCATACGTGCCTGTAAGTCCATAAGAGTCTCACCAGGTTTTAGAGAAGTATCACCATTAAGAAGGTAAGAACCAGAAGCTTTATCTTCAGTCACAGGCTTTAGTGCATCACCTGCAGCTTGAGCTTTAGGATCTATATTAACGTGTACTGCTTCTGCTACACCATCAGGTAATACAGAAGGATTAACAGATAGTGGGAACTTGTTGTTACCAAATAGTACATCTACAATCTGACCATATGCAGCAAGTGTCTTAGTCTTAGTAACCTTAACAAATACACGTGACTTCTCAGTGTCGGTAAACTGTACATCCTTGCCGTATAAGCCCCTATAGTTTCGGTAAGCTTTTAACCAGCGTTGTTCATCAGCATAACGTGCATCCTCTGCTCGTTTGTATCGCTCTTGTACAAAAGCTACTACGCTATCTTTTTGTTCAAAGATACTATCCGTACTGTCTTCTGCAGCTACGACTTCATCTGTTTCAAACATTTCTTCTTGTTCTGCCATTTATTAATACCCGAATGTTGTATCACTAGCTTGAAAGCCTGTGCGTTGTGTTGCTGGGTTGAAATCCCAAATGCTGCTGCGTGGACGTGTCATAACACCATAACGTAAAGCATCATACAAGTGATCCTCTGCGTGAGTGTCTACATCTTCTGGGTTTCTTTTATCCAGAGGAATGCTTGGTATCTGCGCTATAGTGTTAGTGCAGTTGTTCATAAATACTAACCTAGGCTTCTCAGTAAACTCATCGACTTGTAACCGCCTATGTATTTCGTTTTTACCTGCGACACGCGAACCCCTAGAGCGATCAGATGGTCGCCAACGACAACCCTTCATAATCATTTGCTCAGCTAGTGATGGTCCCGTGTCGCCACGGTTGTGCCACAAAGAAGAGTCTAGCACCCCGTATCTCATACCACCATCTTGTTTCTCTAAGTCTAAAATCATATCCGCTAAATCTGTAGCTGTAACCTTAGAACAATATAACTCTCTATAAACAATGAGTTGCTCGTCTGGTGCAACAGCAAACCAGATAACTCCTGTATAAGATCCGTAGCCGTAGTCACAAGCTCTAAACTTAGCCCAGCTTTCGGGAACTTCAAAAGCGTCAATGACATGTTTGGTTCTGTCAAACTCTGGGAAAGCGGCTCCATCATTAATATCCCAGTTGCCTTCTAAGAGTTGCTTTCTTTGGTGCTCTGGTAGTGACAGTAGCATTGCTTCATAGTCACCTGCCTCAGCAAGATAGGGGTTATCAAATAGTGATGCAGGTATAAACCTACGTTTGAACAATGGCTGTCCAGCTTTACTGTGTCCATCAGGATATGTAATAGTATCTCCTGTTTCAACATTTGTAGCCCAGAAAGGCTCGTTAGATGGTCCAGGATCAATAAACATTTTCTTAACCCACTGATGACCGCTGCCACCTGGGTTGGTAGTAGCTCTCATGTACAAACCTAAGTGCTGGGCTGAACTACGTAAACGTGATCTCATGTAGTCCCAAGCGTAAGGACTAGACCATTGTGTAAGTTCGTCAAAGCCTATCCAGTTAAAAGCCTGTCCTTGGTATCTTGTAACGTCTGTATCTTTATCCAAGTACGACATCCAGAGTCTACCACCTCTAGGTGAAGTCCACTGTGATTTACGTTCAGACCATTTGATACCGGGTATAGCACGTGGATATAGTTCTTGGCTCTTCTGTATTAATTCTCTTAGTTCTTCTGTAGTGTGTCGTACAAGTAGTCCTGAGAAGTTAGGATCATTTAGTCCGTGTAGAGGGTCAGCCAACATAGCATATGATTTACCTCCACCAGCTGCGCCGCCATATAGTACTTCTCTCTCTGATGAACTCAGGAAAGAAGTTTGGGGGCCGGGGTTAGGCTTGAACACTATCTCTTGTGCTAAGTCCTCATCATACTCAGGAGAAACTACTTGAGCAGGAACAGTCTCCCTAGGGATATCTATTTGTTCAACTGCCTCTACTTGAATCTCTGTATGCCCCGACCCCTTGGGTTTCGAGCTTTTCGATTTCCGTAATGGTTTCTTCGAGCCACTTGGCAAGCTTGCGTTTAATAGCAGATGCTTTTCTACGTTTTTGCTCAACTTCGATTCTCTTCTTTAGTCCCATATGTGATATATAACGACCAGTTTCTTTGCTCAGCCATTGTGCTACTGCACGATAACTATACTGTTTAAGATGCCTCTTTGCAAGCTCTAAAGCTTCAAGCTCCAGATGAACAGGCAATAAAAGCTTGTCATTATCTGGAGCTAGGACATACCCCCACGGTATCTTTGAGGTTACACGTACTATCGTGTGCCATTCTTTTTCGTTGCCCTTGGATGGTTTTGGTAATTGCCAGAATCCTAGGTCTCTTGTTGGAATACTTATTCGTTTGTGCCTTCTTTTGGTGGTAGATAAAAGATGCCACCGCTTGATGTGACATCCACTTTATCTACTTTACCAAGTCCAGCGCGGTCTAGCAAGTCTTTTGCTGCAACCATTTTTTCTTTTATGCCTAGCTCAGTAGGATCAGAAAGAGCACCTACCATAGCAACTGCAGCTTTAGGGGCAGTACGAGCAAAATAGGTACGAGTCTTCTCGCCTATCTCCTCCTTTAGGGATTCAACAATAGCTGTAGTGCTACTGTTGTCCCCGTAACCTGCCAACCTTTTAGCTGTAACAGCATCACCATTAGCTTCGTCGAATAATACTTCAAGAAACTTGTTTTGTTTTTCGGTTAGATTTCTCGCCATATATATGCTCTCTTATCTCGCCACGGCTAATGCCTATGTCGTGTAAATCTCTGTCACTCATATTGTTAAGTAACCAAAGATCTGCTCTTGCTTGTTGTGTTCTTTGTACAGCCCTAAAGCCGCGTTGTAAAAAGTTTAGCATCACTATCTCCTTTGTTTGTGTGCGGAGATAGTTATACTTATCTAGTGGTAACTTAGTACCACTGTTTACGCATACCCGTTAACCTACAGGTACAAAGGTTTCTGTGACAGTGATAATAGTATCAACATGTGCAGCTGTCGCTGGAGTTACTTGTATCTTATCACCAGCAGACAAAACAAGTTCTATATCTGAGAATGTTACAAACTGACCAGCGCCTAAGTTTTTACCCTCTAGGAAATGTGACGTATATGTATCAGCTGCTACATACCACTCAATCTCAATATCTGTATTACCAGTAGTATTATGTATATGAATATATGTAACCTCTGCTACACAGTTAGAAGGGCATGTATATACGTCTTCTTTAGTAGTGCCAGTGTTATGACCATAAACAGAACGTCTACGTGCTGACTTACCCTTCTGGTTTAACGCCATCTTCTACTGCTTTCTTTTTAGGTTTGGGCTTGGGTTTAGGTTTGTCCATAACAGCCTGTTCTGCCCTACAAATATCTGTGACATTTGGATCGCTACAAAAAGCATTTCCAAACCTATCTTCTATAGCAGCTTGATTGCCTCGTTCATCCCAGACACAACCATCTACATCTACTGTGTAGCCATGCTTAGCTAGAGCAGATTTATATTTTTCATAAACCTTCATCTAGTTAACCTCTTTTCATAGGCTTAGATGCTGGGTTAGATGCACCGCACATACCGCCTCTGTTCATCTTCATAGGTTTCTTAGTCATGCCACCATAACTCATACCCATCTTCTTAGCATCACCTCCATGCATGTAACCCATTTTCTTAGCTACAGCAGGTGCTTCTTTCTTAAGAGCTTTCATACCTTTGTTCATAATTCCACCTTTGTTCATATTTGTGTGATATCCTTTGCCTCCACAATGGGAGCAACCTTTACCTTTACATACAGGGCATTTCTTTTTCATGTTCTTTTTCTCCCTGAGGCTGTAGTAGACCACTTAACCTTAGCAGGTCCTGTCTTCTTAGCCGCTTCCTTCTTACTTATTTTGCTCGCCACTTTTTTGGGACGACACGCAGGATAAGGTCTACCACTTTCTGAAGTACCCGACCTACCGCATTTTTTACCTGTTTTAACATCTGTCCATTCCTCTCCGAACCATTTACCTAAACCACCTTTAGAAAAACCTCTACGCCCTACAAGAACGTGTTGACTACGTGACCTTGTTTTTTGTTGTGCCACTATATTTACCCCCAGCTTTTTTATACTCCTTAGTAAGCCAAGCAGACGCATATGCGCTGGGCCATACTTTAAACTTCTTCTTAGCCAGAGCTTTCTTCTGGTTATATAACTTCGTGTCTGTAGGTGTAGGTGTTTTCTTTGTCATTGTTACCACGCTTTACAAGACCAGTAACGTGCCGTAAACTTATCTGTAGCTGTATCACATTTATGACGTGCACGAAAGCTCTTGCGTCTTTCTGGGTTATCTTTTTTTATAGACATGTTTTGATCACCAAAACGTACTATCTTTACCTCATCGCCCTTCTTAGCTAATACAGCAGACTTCTTAGATGCACTGGGTGTACGCTTAGGTTTGTTGTATCCAGGAAAAGTTTCACCTCTATACTTTAACTTACCACTAGGTAACCGTTCTACATTTTTAGTTGTTGCCATTATTTAGTACCTTTATAAAGGGTTATCCGCTAATTCATCATAGGCTTTCCAAATATCATCTACTTCAGTTTGTAGTGTATCTAGAGTATCACCTAATCCATCTGTTATAGTTGTAGCCTTATCTACCTGACTACGTAAGTCTAGTAGTAGCTTCTGTTGTTCTAGTATCTGCTGCATGTTAGTCGTTAACTGGGCAAGCTTCTGGTTTAAACCTCTTACATCATTATCAGCTATAGCTTGTTCTAACGTTTGTATACGAACTATTAGTTTACCTTCTAGCTCCTGTACATTACTTAGGATTAAAGAGTCTAACGTTATAATCTCACTGCTTAACTCATTATCTACTTCAGTAAGGTTGCGCTGGGCTACAGTCTCTACAGATGTTATGCGTTTATCCATAGCACCTGTCTTACCATCTAGTGTACCTATACGGTCTAATGATTCTCCTACACCAGCTTCTACACCATAGAAACGATTAAGGGTGTCATAACCAAAGTATATACCACCAGAAATAGTTGAGAGGACAGGGACAGCTACTGCCATCATCCATCCTTTAATATTGTAACCGCCTATACTAAAACTCATTGTGTTGGCATTGCTCCATATTCATTTATGTATTCACCTGCAGCGTATATCTCAGAAGCGTTCTTCATATCAGGTGTTAGGTATCCTTGGAAACCTGTACCAAAACTTGAATCACCCCAAGTAATTACAAACTCATCTATGTTCTGAGTATATGTAATTGCTGTGTAGCTACCTACCATAAAGTTGTTAGCTGCTGCATAGCTATCTACAGTAGCTGTTAAGTCATCATTGTTTGCAGCTGCCATATAAGCACCAGCCTGTTGAGCGAAGGTTTCTACAGCGGCTACAGCTTCATTATACTCGTTAACTTCTGCTGTGTCAAGGCTATATGCATCTGTTTCTAACATACCCTGTAATTCAACTTGCTCAGGCTTAGTATCTGCCTCAGCTGCTATACTGGTTACTTCAACTGCTGTCATAACTATAGCTGTTGCTGCAGCTAGGTTGTCCACTGCTGTATCTAAGCTATTCATGTTAGCCGCATGTTCCTGCATAAACATCTGCTCAGCTGTTTCAGCTATAGCGTAGTCATGGTTTAGTACAAGTTCTTTAGCGTCTAAGTAAGCATTCAACTCAGATGAAGTAATAAGCCCATCGTCAAAGGTATCATCATTAATAACACCACCGATAGCCGCATAACCTACAGCACCTACAGTCATAACAGCAGATTCAGTTATACGAGCTTGTATATCACTGATAGAAGCTATGAGTGCATCAATCTTTTCCTGTCCCGTCATTGAGTATTCGGGTGGTGTTGGTGACTCTGCGTTTGCTACTGCGGAAACGCTCACTAAGGCTGAGCTTAGGAGCATCATCTTCAACTGTTTCTTCATCTTCATCTTCCTCTCCTACCCTCAACAGGGTGTTCCAAAATTCTTGGTCTGTCTCATACCCAACAATATAAAGTGTTGGACTCTCTCTATACTTATTTATCGCTGCTTTTCCCATTAGCAACTTCCCTGTCTTACTATCGTTGATAGGGCATGGCGTATTCGCTAACATCATACTTCTAAACACTACAGGGTCTTGGCACAAAATAGATATAGCACTCACCTGTAGCCCTAATCCACCTACTTGCTGTGGTGCTCCTAAGAGCCTGGCATTTTTTCTACGGTTACAAGCTTTATCCTGAGTCATAGTACCAGAGGATAAACCTAGTATACTTACCTGTATCCCTGTTGAACTTGGTAGTAAGCAACTGTCGTTACCACCGCCACCCATCATAGTAGGGGCTATAGCTGACATTACAGGGGCAGCTGAACCAGCGCCAGTAGCATTATAGTTATTCGTTACAGTCTCATCAGTGTTGTTACTATCTACTGTTGAATCCTGATAGTTGTTACTGAAGTCACCTGTAACATCATTCGCTCCTACACTCGTCCCTAAAGCTGTCACGAATACTACTATCTTCACATAGTAGCTGTAGAGCCGCGTCTTCCTGTCCGATAATAGCAAGTGTCTGAGCATTTTGGTTTCTCTGGCATACGTCATCATCGACACGACAGGATGCTGTATAGGTTATAGTGGTACAACCTGATAGTAGCACAAATAGGATTAGCTTAACCCACATTGTCACGTTCTCTATCAGGATCTAATACTTCGTATCTAGTGAGGTGACCCTCAAGGTACATAGCTCTCTCTACATGGTCTAGAGTGTATCTCACTCCAGTGTCTGCTTCTATAGCTGTTCTTACATAGAATACATCAGACTTAGGAATGTGTACACGCTGTAGTTTTCTTACGTCATTATCTGCTATAGCATCATAAAACTCTTCTATAACATTCTCTGATGCATATAGTTGTATTCTTTTGTTACGCATTGTCAATACTTTTTTCTAAGGAAAGAGGTACGTGACGCAATTACATGCAGGAGGGAGGAGACATGAGGAGGAAATACACACAATATACGCCACGTACAGTAGTGTAACACTTATGTTTGTTACTTTTATGTGTGTTACATACGTATTAGTATACAGCAACACAGTAACACTTACAAGTAAAAACTTTATCTTACTTAAACTTTATTATATATATTACTTTATTAAGAGTTAAAACACTTAAGTGTAACTATACTGCTCCTGCTCCGCAGTTATACTCATAAAAACACCCTAGTCAACCCCTAAAATGCATTATGTTGTAAGTTTTTTCTAGAATGTTGTACTTTTGTATGGCTGCGTATACGAGGGGACCTAACTCAAAATTCACTTCTGTGTGTTTATACATATATACGTACCCCCCAACCCCCCCATGTCCCACGCCTACCCCTCTAAAAATAATAATAATAGATATTTCTAGGGTCAAAACACCTCTAAGTTACTGTAATCATTACATAAAAGCACTGATACAGCTTCAATAAATGGTGTTTTAGGCGTATTTTTGCGACATATTTGCAACACTGTGTCGTTTTAGTAACATTGATGCATAAATAACACTACCCCATAATGTGTTGCATTTTTACCATACCCCATAAATATCATTCACTATTAAACCATTTATCTAAATATATAGTTCAACGTTAAACCATTATCATCAAGTAATATAGTTCAATATTAAACTATCTAGTTGGAACAAACAGCGAACACGCCACTGACGGCCTCTAAGCTATTCCCATAGGTTAGACCACCAAACAAAACCCAACGCCTCTCACGGGTTAATTTTTACACAAATGCTAATACTTTTTTAATGCATTATATAGTATAACAAAATCCAAAAGAACGAATCAGGAACAAATCAGTTATACAAAAAAGCTTATATTTTTATAATCCCAAACAGGAACGAATCAGGAACATCACAGAAATACCAAAAAAGATTAAAAAAAGTTTCAATTAGTTTTCCTTTGTTTTCAATAACTTAACATTTATTTACATAAAAAATAATAAAAAGTTTAAAAAAAGTGTTGCCATTCGTTTTAGTATTTGCAATAACTAATCCAACGAAACAAAACAGAAAGAAAAAACAAAAAACTCAAACAGCCTAGTTAGCTAAAAAACGATTAGTAAATTTAGTATTAATCTAGTTCTTTAAAGTCGCATGACTATAACTGCCATAGGTGAATGACAGGCGTGGATTTGACCCAGCAATATGCAACGAGAGAAATAAACGTAGGCGCTACTAATCTCTCATTCGAGACGATAAACTCGATCCCAAAAGGTAAACCCCAGTTGTAAAATTGTAAAAATGTTTTTTTGAGATGCATAACAATCTAATTATGGCCAACCATAACTTCAACTTGATTGATGGGATTTTTGTGCATCTACATGAAAACATAAACTTATATTGAGAAGGGAATTATTATGAGTGATTTGGTAAACAATATCTTAAAATGCTACGGGTTATCTACAGGTCAAGAAAGACTTGATGGTATGCGTTGGTATAGACAAGCAAAATCAGATTGTCGCAAGTTAGC